CCTGTCAACCTTGTGGGCGATTAGCCTGGTCGAAGCCATGTCGGCGCTCGGTTTGGAGTTGCCAGACATCGACCTGCCCGAGGGTCGGACTGTCCAAATTCCGCGAGCGGTCAACCGCGCGATTACTTCGACAAGCTCAGTAGCTAGGTCTGAGGTGACCGAGGCGGTCAAGCGCATCGAGAGCCACGACCGGCTCCGCGAGGCCCGCGACGACTTCGTGGCCAAGACACGCCAGACCCTCCCCGACGCGCCCGCCCTGGTCCGCGACAAGGTGGCGGCGGCGGTGCGTGACGCTGGCCCGAAGCCCGGCGAAACGCCCGGCGTCGAGGTCACCATCACCCGCCAGCGCGAGGCGGCGTCGGCGATCATGTCGCCCGGCTCGGCTGAGCTGCGCGACGTCGCGAGGTTCAGCGGGTACCAGGCGGCGGGCGTTCAGAACGCGGCGGTGATCGAGGCGGCGCGCCAGAGCGAGGACGAGCTGGAGAAGGTGTGGATCGCCACCATCGACGGCAAAACCCGCCATACCCACTTCGCCGCCGACGGCCAGCGGACACCCTTGGCCGGTACCTTCAACGTCGGAAACGCCGCGCTGCGTTTCCCCGGCGACCCAGACGGGCCACCGGAGGAGGTCAGGAATTGCCGATGCCGAGTCGGCGTGCTGGCACCGGACGAGGAGCTACCGGACGAAGTTGATCGCCACACGGAAAGGCTCGACGGTCGGGACTCGACGGCGCGTAACCGCCAGGGTTCTCAGGCCGATGAGATTGACCGCCGCGCACGCCAGGGCACGATTCGCGCGCGGGATGACGAGGACGGAATCGGACGAACGGCAGCGGGCGGCTGGGCCTCCCCAAGCGAACAGGAGTACGACATGGCCGATCAGGTGACCACGACCGCCGAGGGCATCGCCCTGGCCAGCGCCGAGGACGACGGCGAGGCCAGCGGCTCGGAGACCTTCCGCGTGTTCACGGACCAGCCCATCGCCTTCGTCGGCATCGAGACCAGCGACGGGCGGATGCTCGCCGACGGGATCGAGCTGAGCATCCGCACGCCACCGCTGCCGATGATGTGGACCAAGCAGACCGGCTACGGCCATGAGGACGCCTTCACCGTCGGCGTGCTGGAGTCGGCTCGGGTGGACAAGGACACCGTTCGAGGGAGCGGCTATTGGCTCAACACCACCGAGGCCGACGAAGCGTTCGGCGAGGCGTGCCACAAGGTCAGCCGCCCGAGCGTCGATCTGGCCAGCGTCGAGTGGAAGCTGACCGACGAGGACGGCAACGAAATCAGCGAGGAGGACTGGTGGGACATGCCTCTGGACGCCAAGGTCATCCAAACGATCACCGCCGCCGAGCTGATCGGTACCACGATGGTCGCTACCCCTGCCTTCGGGGACACGATGATCGAGTTCGAGGCCGAGCGCCAGTCCCGCGACGTCGCCGTGGTCGCCAGCGCGGCTGAGGAGTTCCGCCCGCGCGTGTACCCGGCCAGCCACTTCGCCGATCCCGGCCTGACCGAGCCGACGCTGCCGACGATGGACGACGACGGTCGAATCTACGGCCACCTGGCGTGCTTCGGGGCGTGCCACCGCTCGATTCAGTCGGCGTGCGTGATGGCTCCCCGGTCGCCCTCGGGCTACTCGATGTTCCACACGTCCCCGGCGGTGCGCCTCGATGACGGCACCCGCGTCCCGGTCGGGCGGCTCACGGTCGGCACCGGCCACGCGCCCGACACCCTGGGCGGCGGTCCCGCGCTGGCCCACTACGACAACACCGGCACCGCCTGGGCGCTGGTGCGCGTCGGCGAGGACAAGCACGGCATTTGGTTCTCGGGCGTGGCCGCGCCCTGGGCCACCGCCGAGCAGATCGAGCAGGGCATGTCCGCGCCGCTGAGCGGCGACTGGCGCGACTTCGGCCAGGGCCTCGACCTGATCGCCGCGCTGAGCGTGAACACGCCTGGGTTCGCCGTGCGTGGGCGTGATGACTCCCAGGGCCGACCCGTCGCCCTGGTGGCCAGCCTCGGCCCGAACCCGCGCCAGGCGCGCGGCCAGTCGCTCTCGGCGACGGCCATCGCCGACATCGTTCAGCGGGCGGTCGCCGCCGCGCTGACCGAGCGCGACAACACCGCCGAGGCGAACGCGCTGATCGCCACCGCGACGGCCAAGGTCGGTCCGCCGCCACCTCCCCCGACGCCCGAGGACGAGGTGAACGAGCTGCTGGCCCGCGCCGGTAGCCTGGGCTGATGGGATGCGGCTGCGGCGGTCGAGCGACCGGCGTCAAGAAGCCCGGCGACACGCTCGGGTACTACGTCGTGTTGCCTGACAAGTCTGTTCTCCCTGAGGGATTCGACCCGTCGAATCCCGAGGGCGACGTGGCTCCGTACTTCTCACCACATGAGGCCCGCACCCAGGTCACCCTGAACGCTGGCGGCACGATCCGCCGGGCCAAGAAGCCCGAGCCAGTCGCCGCCCCGGCGTAGGTCTGCACGGTTCTCGTCTAGTTTTCCTGAGCAGAGAGTTCTGCTCCGAGCTATGTGCCGAGGACGCTCACGACGAGACCAACGTGTTCGATCTACGAACGAGGAGTTCGCAGTGACTTTCCAGAAGCCGACGGCGCACACCGCCCGTCGTTTCAGCGTCCACAACGTGGGACAGTTCCGCGCGGCGACGGCGACCTTCGAGCTGCCGGAAACGCTGCCCGAGACCGTGGCCGAGCTGGACACCCTGCTCGAATCGGCTCGCGCCGAGGTCCACGTCTACGAGGCCCAGCACGCCGCCGGTCGCTCCCTGAGCGCCGACGACATCGCTGCTTTGCGTGGCCTGGTCGGCGAGGGCGGCGCGATCGACACCCTGCAAGCCGCTCGCGATGCAGCGGCGACCGCCGAGGCCGATCACACCGCCGAGCTGGGCGACCTGCTCAGCCGTGCCGCTGGCTCGCGCCAGGCTCCCGAGGGCACCGCGCCCGAGGGCGAGCCGGGCGAGGGTGACGACGGCGACGGCGAGGGTGAAGGCACCGAGGGCCAGCCCGGCGAGGGCCAGGCTCCCGAGGGCCAGGCTCCCCCGGCTCCCGCCGACGGCGCGGCTCCGGTCGCGGCTGCCGCCGGGACCGACGGCAATCGCCCGGTGACCTTCGCCGGTACCGGCACCGATGGCCAGCCGCCCGCCGACGTGCGGACGGGTGAGCCGGGCTGGGAGATGCACCCCGGCGCGCCGGGCTACACCGCCGGGATGAGCCGTGTCGGCTTCCGCGACATCGCGCTCAGCCTCGACCGGATTCGCCCCGGCTCGCGGTCGATGGTCCGCCCGAACCGCCCGAACAAGACCCTTGGCGGGGTCGAGTTCGCGCGCCAGGTGGTCTCGACCCTGACCCGCGACGTCGATGTAGTCGATGACTCGCACGCCCTGGTGGCGGCGATTCAGGCGGCGACCTCGACGGTCAACGGCCAGCGCGTGACCGCTACCGCCCTGACGGCGGCTGGCGGCTGGTGCGCCCCGTCGGAACAGCTCTACGACTTCTGCGACGTCCCCGACGCGACAGACCTCGTTTCGCTGCCCGAAATCACCATCAATCGCGGCGGCATCCGCTGGCCTCGGGAACCCGACCTGTCGGGCATCTTCGAGGACTTCGAGTGGTTCTTCACCGAGGCCGAGCTGGAGGCGACCGACCCGGTGACGGGCGAGCCGACGGCGATCAAGACGTGCGTGGAGATTCCCTGCGCCGACCAGTTCGATGAAATCCGGCTGAACGCGGTCGGGTGGTGCGTCGAGGCGGGCATCCTTCAGGAGCAGGGCTGGCCCGAGCTGGTCGAGTGGTTCATGCGCCAGCTCACCCAGGAGCACCTGCGGGCGCTGAGCCGTCGGACCATCCTCGACATGGTGAGCGGATCGGGCGCGGCCATCGTGATCCCGCCCGCGAGCGTGATCGGGGCGGCGGCGTCGGTGCTCAACAGCCTGGCGCTGATGGCGACCAACATCCGCCTGAAGCGCGGCCTGGCTCGCACGGCCACCATCGAGGGCGTTGCCCCGAGCTGGTTCTTCGAGGTGCTTCGCGCCGACCTCGCTTTCCGCGAGGGCGTCGAGAACTTCTCGATCACCGACGCTCAGATCACCGGCTGGCTGACCGCGCGCAACATCGCGCTCCAGTTCGTCGGCGATTGGCAGACCCGCGCCGCTGGCCTGCCCGGCAACCTGGCGACCCTCAAGTGGCCGACCACGGTGGACGTGCTGCTGTACCCGGCGGGAACCTGGTTCCGGTCGATGTCCAGCGTGATCGAGCTGGGCGTGATGTACCCCAAGGAACAGCTCCAGGTGAACCGCTTCACGCGGATGTTCACCGAGGACGCCATCGCCGTCGGCAAGCGGTGCGGCGAGTCTGTCCTGGCGCGCATCCCGCTCGACGTCAACGGCGCGATCGGCATTCGCGACACGGCCAGCAACGCCTAAGCGGAGCCGCATAGCAGACTGGAGGCGGTGATCGTGGTCAACCCGAGGCCGACCACGATCGCCGCCTTCGCCGTTCCTGATCAGGAGGACCGATGACCGCGCCAGTGATTGACGCCTTCCACTTCACCGCGCCGCCAGCCAATCCGACGACGTACGGGCTGTACGCCGCCGTCGGCGACTGGCAGCCCGAGGGCGCGAACCGATTCCTGCACGGGGTCGAGGTTCGCGGCAACAGCTACTCCAACGGCCAGGCCAGCGGCGTCTGGACCGCCGACTGGTGCGCGCCGCCGCCGCTCGACAACGCCGAGCGCAAGGAGGGCGTCCGCCAGGACATTCTCGACCAGTTCGCGCCGATCACGGTCTGGGCGTACGACGAGTGCGACCTGACCGAGCCGAGCCGCCGCGAGGTCGAGGCCAACGCCGCGCAGTTCCTCCGACTGGAGGAGCAGCCGATGGTCGAGCGCGAGTTCGCCGAGCGGCTGAAGCTCGACGCCGCCGACCTCGGCCCGGCCCAGACCGCCGCCAGCTTCAAGCAGGCGGTCGGCTACCTCGAAGGCGCGATGGCGCTCACCGGGACGGTCGGGTACTTCCACGCTGGCGCTCAGTGGGCCAGCCAGGAGTTCGGCCTGGTGATCAAGTCCGGTACCCGGTGGACGTCACCGCTGGGCAATATCTGGGTGTTCGGCGGCGGCTACGTCGAGGGCCTGGACGACATGATCGTGGCGACCAGCCAGCCGTACGGCTGGCGCGACCAGGTGACGACACGAACCGCGATTGACGAACGCAACAACGTGTTCGCTGCCGTCGCGGAGCGTAGCGTCGTCGTCGGCTACGAAGCGGCGATCGCCGCCGTGACCATCACACCGTAGAGGAGCTAAGGACATGCCTGAGGGAATCGTCGCGACCGTCGAGGACGGCTACGCCACGCTCGACTTCGTGGACGGCTCGCAGCGCGGGCCAGCCCTGACCAAGCTGCTCGACATCGGCGGGCCGGGCACCATCGAGACCCTGACCCGCGTCGGCCCGCGCCGCCAGTACCGCGTGCCTGAGGGCAACGCCCGCGAGGCCGGGCTGCTCGATGACGCCACCGAGGAGCACCCGGCGCGCGGCTCGACGGCGTTCGCCGACTCCGATCCCGAGGCCGACGCGCTCACCAGCGAGGGCGGCGTGCGTGGCGCGTTCACGCCCGGCTCGGCTGGCAACGACACCGGAGCCGCCGCCGCGCTCAAGGCGGCGAACCCGAACGTCAACGCTGGCCCTGACGGCGCGGACTGGCACACGCCCACCGCCGAGTACACCAGCGCGAACAAGTTCGTCGGCGAGACCACGGTGACCGAGGCCCGCGCGGCGGCTGCCCCGGCGTTCACCGGCCTGGACGCGCCGGTCGGCGGCAAGAACGCCGCCGAGAACGCCAGCCATCGCGAGGTCATCGACGCGGTGACCGAGTACAAGCACGCCAACCCGAAGGGTCACGCGCGCGGCGCTGAGGCCCAGACGGCGGTGCGCCAGGCTCCCGCTCAACACCTGAACACCGCCCTGAAGGACCAGGCGGGCGCGCTGGCCAGCGATCCCGGCGGCTGGGCCGAGCAGCCCGCCGCCGATCACCCGAGCGTCGGGCTGGCTCCCGCCGCCGAGGGCAGCGCCGACGTCCAGACCCAGGCCAGCCCAGGGACCGCCGAGGGCGACCTGACCGCGCCTGACGTCGAGGACGTCGTGGAGTACCCGCAGGGCGCTCCCTCGACCGACTGGCGGCGTGACGAACTTGATGCCTACGCGCTCAAGGTCAAGGGCCTCGACACCTCCAGCAAGACCGACTTCCCGACCAAGGCGGCGGTGCTCGACGCCATCAACGGCAAGTAAGGAGCCGTGATGACCTCGGCATCACCGCCCCGCCACGCCAAGGCCGAAGGGCTGCGCGCCCGGCTTCAGGGCCTCATCCCGCCCAGCTACCGCGAGGCGTTCCAGCGCGTCGTGGCGGGCGTGCTGACGTTCCTGACCGGCTACCAGGTGCTCGACGCTGACCGCGCCGCGCTCTGGAGCCAGCTCGCCCTCGGCACGATCGCGAGCCTGTTCGCGCTGCTGTACGCGACCTCGACGGTCAGGGTCGCGCTGTACTCCCTGGTCGGCCCGCTCGGCGCGGTGCTGATGGCGTACGGCATCGTTCAGGACGAGAAGTGGGCGGTCCTGGTCGCCTCCATCGGGCAAGTGTTCGGCACGGCCACGGCTGCGGCCAAGGTGGTCGAGCTGGTCCCGGCGGTCGAACCTGTGGGAGTCGGGTTCGCCGCGCCTGGCGCTGACTCCCCGGTACCCGCGCAGGTCGCGGTCGCTGTGTCCAGCCCGCGCGAGGCGACGGCGTTGCGCCGCGCTCGACGCGCGTCGAAGAAAACCCCGGCCAAGGTGCGCCGGGGTGACCTGGCTGCGTAGGTCTCACGGTGACAAGCCCGTGGGAAGGACCAAGGCACCGGAGCTGGGCGTCGAACACGGTGCTCACGTTTCTGCTGCTGGTCGTGTGCATCATCGCGACGGTGATCAGTGACAAGTTCGGCGAGCCGCCTCAGTACCTTGTCGGCCTCCTCGGCACCAGCGCCGGGGCGTTCTTCGCCGCCATCGGGTCGGACAAGCAGAAGCGCGACCAGGAAGTGGCCCAGACCGCCGAGCGCGCTGAACGCAAGGCGGACAAGCTGGTCGAGGTGGCACGCGCCGAGCACCCCGAGACCGCCGCCAGGGCTGAGGCCGAATACCTACGCGACGAAGCCGAGACCGGACGCCGCGAGGCCGAGGACGATCGTGTCGAGGCCGAGGTCCAGCGCCGCCTCGCCGAGGAGCGCCGCCGCGATCGCGAGGGCGGTGATTCGTCGTGAACCCGGTGCTTGACATCGTGTGGAGCGTGCCGTTCCTGGTCGGCATGGTCGTCGGCATCCTCGGCCAGCGCGGCTACTGCTGGCTCAAGGCCCGCTGGGAGGACCGCCATCACCCGCTGCCCGGCGGGGCGCGCCACCGCATCGGCGGCATCAGCCGTACCTGGCTGGGCGGGCTGCTGGTGCTGTTCGTCGTCGCCTACATCCTCGCCCAGGGAGAGCAGACCCACCGCGACACCGTGGCGCTCTCGGAGCAAACCGCGCAGTGTCAGGCCGACCTCATCGCGTCGATCAAGCGAGGCCGGGAAATCGGCAACCAGAACGACAAGCTGAGCATCGAGCAGCGCGAGCTGCTGGCCAAGATCGCCGACGCGCTGGGCGAGTGGGTGCAGCGCCTTATCGTGCTGCCGCCCGAGCTGGCCGACCTGCCGCGCACCGACCCGCGCGTGGAGCAGTACGGGCTGGACGTGTCGCGCGTGTTCTTCGATCGCACGGCCAAGTACCGCGAGCGCAGCGCCGAAATCATCGCCGAGCAGAACCGCCTGGCCGATGAGCGCGCCAAGAACGAACTCCCTGACCCTCGCTGCGGCCAGTGACCATGCACGGTGCTGGCCTAAGGTCAGAGCCAACCTCGGAGACCGACCGACTGGCGCGCTGCGCCTGACCCAGGAGGACACCAGACATGGGTGCCAGCTTCCCCCTCGTCAAGGGCAAGACCCTGCGCCTGACCAAGATCAACGGATGCGGGATGCCGGTAGCCGGTCCCCGCAACCGCCTGGTCACGAACGGCTACGTCAGCCTGGCGCTGACCGCCGTCATGCGTGACGCGACCGACCTCACTCAGGACAACGCCGAGGGCAAGGAGTGCGTGGTCGATCGCACCGAGCCTGAGCGCCGCTGGTACACGCCCGCCCTGGAGCTGTGCCAGGTCGATCCCGACGTGGTGACCATGCTCACCGGCTGGGAAACGGTCCTCGACGGCGCTGGCGAGGTGGTCGGCTTCCGCGACGACAAGAAGATCGAATCCGACTACGGCGTGGCGTTCGAGCTGTGGACCTCGGGCAAGAGCGAGGACGACTGCCCCGAGGTGCCGACGTCGGACGCGGTGCTCACTGACACCAGCTCGGGCCGGAAGTACGGCTACTTCCTGTTCGGCGGGACGGAGTGGGTGCCCGGCGACATCACCATCGGAGCCAGCGTGGCGACCCTGACCCTCACGGGTCGGACGATCGCGCTGCCTCACTGGGGACGCGGCCCGTACAACGTCACCACCGACGACGGTCTGGCCAGCGGCGACCCGGTGCGCCTGATCGACCCGACCAGCAAGAAGGAACACCTCACCGTGTTCCGTACCCCGCTGGCTCCCCCGGTCGCGACCGATGGTGCGGTGGCGCTGGCGACCTCGACCATCTTCACGGCGACGAACTACTACTACGGTGGCCCGGCCAGCGAACCGGCCATCGACACCGCGCCTCCGCAGGTGGCGTAAGTCATGGCGGCGATCATCGCGGGCATCGTCATTCTGCTGCTGGTCTGGCTGCTCCCGGTGCCGTACGTGCTCTGGGTTATCGGCCTGATCGTCGGCGTGGTGCTGATCCTCTGGGGTCTCTGGGTACTGTTCGGGCCTCCCCGCTCGGGCGCGCCACCCAGAAGCCGCGTGCGCTGGTACTGAGCGAACGAAAACGCCGCCCCGGTCTCACTGACCGGGGCGGCGTCGTTTGGCCGGGAGCGTGGCGCTGAGCGCCAGCGCGGGGCACTCAGATCGAGCGGGCCAGGCGAGCGCCCTTGATGACGGCCAGCAGCTCGCGGCGCGCGGCGACGATACCGTCCAGCGAGCCGGTGCGGTAAGCGCCGACGCGATCGCTGTCCTTGCCGACGCGACCGGGATGGGGCAGGTACACCGACCAGAGCACGTCGCTCATGTCCCAGCCGTCGCGGCCCATCTTGGCGTTGCCGATGTAGCCGTGCGTGACCTTGTGGGAGTGATCGGCGTCGGTCAGGCCCAGAACCTCGTTCAGCTCGGCGACCTCGGCGAGAAGCAGCGCCTCCTGGCGGGCGAATGCCTGGGCGGTCTCCTCGGCGGTGCGGGTGCGAGCGGTCATGGTGGTCTCCTCTTGGTCGGGCGGGCCGGTCCCGCCGTCGAGAGCTACACTAACCCGCCCTTGTCGGGTTTGTCAACGCGCCTCCAAGATTCGCCACGGCTGGCCGATATGCTGGCCCGCATGGCGTTCGACTGGCCGGTGGATCGCGCCGGATTCCCTGAGCTTCCGACCGAGGACGGCCCGGCCAAGGACAAGGCGGTCGCTGAGCAGCGATCCGCCGCGCAGCTCGCCGTCAACGTCATGCACGCCCTGAGCGGTCGCCAGTTCGGTCTGCTCGACATGACCGTGCGCCCGTGTCGCCAACCGCTGCCCAACCATCACGGCTCAGGCCCGGTCACCAGCTACGTGCTGTCCTGGGAGGGCGACCGCTGGCTGAACTGGCCGTGCGGGTGCGTCGGCCCGTGTCGTGAGTCAGGCCCGAACGTCGTTCACCTCCCCGGCCCGGTCTACGACGTGACCCGCGTGATGGTCAACGGCGCGGAGCTGCCGTCGGTGGTCTGGGTCGCCGAGGGCAACAGGCTCTACCGCCGCGAATCGCCCTGGCCTCCACAAGACTTGAACCGCCCGCTCGGCGACACGGGCACCTGGAGCGTCGAGTACCGGCTGGGCATCCCCGTCCCCGAGGGCGTGGACCAACTGACCGGCGCGCTGGCGAGCGAGTTCCTGAAGGCCATCAGCGA